AGGAACAAAAGAAGCTAAAACCATGAACTTGGCTACTCCTGAAGAAGTTCAAAAGAAATTAGATGCTTTCTCCAAGAAATATAAAACAACTTTTGATCTTTTGAAGAAGAAGAAAAAGATGTCTAGTGCTCATGAAAATGTTCCTGAAGCTTCTAAATATGTTACAAAGCGTGAAAGAGCCTTAAATAAATTAAAAGAAGTTAAAAGAAAAATTAAGGAATTACGTGTTTGTAAACGATGTTTGAGAAAACATACTGGCGTTTGTAATAAGAATAAAAAGGGTGAAGTAGCTGTTTATTCGCAAACGTTGAAGGAATTGGATCAAGTTATGAAACCAGAATCGGTTTTATATGGTTGTCAACCAGTTAATAAAGAATGTGTTAAAGGACGTGTTGGTCAAGTTTTTATAGGTTCAAATTTTTCCATGAATTGTTTTTTGATTGGAAAACGTGTTATAGTTTTGAAACATGGTGTTGTGGATGAAGATGGAAAATTTTATGATTTGAAGAATATATTTTTCAAATTTGATCATGCAACTTATAATCCAAAAAGTAAATTTATTCAAATGAGTAGCATTGATGATTTTGGTTATTTTGAGATACAAGTTACTGCTAAATTGGATAGAATACCTTTGCGTAAACCAAAAGCAGGAGAAATGGTTGTTTTGATGGCTTATGATGATAATGGAAATTTTAATTTTTCCGCTGGAATTATGGGCTCTTATGGATTACATACTTGCTCCTCTAAAGAAGGTTATTGCACTGGTCCTCTTGTAGCAGTTAACGATCTTGCTGTTGTTGGTTTCCATTGTGCAGGCGGCGTTTCAGCAAATCGCTGTTGGCCAGTGGATGAAGAAATGAAAAATTTTCTGTCGGAAAACTAGTAGTCCCAACAGTGATTGTACAGGATGCTATTATAAAGCATCACTCACTGTTGGGGGCCGCTGCTAGTAAGAGTAAGCTTGAAGAAACAAATTTTTATGGTTTAAATTTTGATTTTATTGATAATGTAAATAAGATTCCTTTAGATAGACGTTTCTTTAGGTTTATTTGTAAATATCCTAAATATCCTTTAATGAAAAATAAAAGAAAAATAGATCCTATAATTAAAAAATTTTGTTTGACTGAAAATGATGAAATGCAAACGTCTTATGGTTTGCCAATTCCTAATTTAGAAGCTTCTTATAAATCTTTAAATAAATATGGAAAACCTCAAGCAATTTTTAATGAATCTGCTGCTATTTTTGCTTCTCGATGTTTAGATAAACATTTTGGTCCCTATATGCGAGATTCTAAAATTTTAGATTATGATGCTGCTTTAGAACAAATGGATAAAACAACATCGCCTGGTTTTCCTTGGAATATACAATATAAAAAGAAAAATGATATGTTAAATGATATTCCAGATAAATTTAAAGAATATTGTTGTGATTGTTTTGATAATAAACTTCTGGATGATGATTATTTCTTTATTTTTGTAAATAGTTTGAAAGAAGAAATTCGTCCTATTGAGAAAATTAAAATGAATAAGATTAGAACATTTACAGCAAGCCCAGCAGAAGCAGTTAATATGGGTTATAGACTTTTTGGAGATATGAATTTAAAGTTTTATGAAAGTCACCTTAAAACAGCTTCTGCTGTGGGTTTATGTCCGTTTTATGGAGGTTGGGACCAATTATATAGAAAACTGAAAAACCATCCAAAAACGAAAAATCCAATTGCGTATGAATTAGATGAAAGCGAATTTGATTCTTCTCTTAGTAGACTTTTGTTTGACGCAATTGTTAATTTCCGATGGAATTGTTTAAAAGAAAAATATAGAACACCAGAAAATAAGAAGAGAATTTGGAATTATTATAAAAATATTGTTAATAGTGTAATAATTACAGCTGATGGTGTTATTTTGCAAAAACAAACAGGAAATCCGTCGGGTAGTGTAAATACAATTTCTGATAACACTTTTATTCTATATTGGCTTTTAGCTTATGCTTGGTATATTCTCAGTCCAGAAATTAAAAGAACATATGAAGAATTTAATACGAGTGTTGTAGCAGCTTTACAAGGTGATGACAACACTTGGACTGTTGATGAGGAAACAAATACATTTTATAATGCTAAAAGTGTCTCAGATATTTGGTCACAAATAGGGATTACTACAACTTCTCCTGATTATGGACCAAGAAAACTGGAAGAAGTAGAATTTTTAAGTTCATCTTTTAATACTTTTGTTAATAATGTTTGTGTTTACAATTTAGATCCGGAAAAATTAATTGAATCCCTTAAATGGACCCAGTATCCCGGGAATCCAACAATGACGTTAACACGGCTAGCAGCTATTTTGCGTGTTACTTGGCCGGATCTAAAAATGCGTAAGTTGTGTCGTAAAATATGTAAATATATGATCGAGTATTATGATCCAATTATGTTAAATGACAAAGAATGGAATAATATGAAGGCACAATTTTTGAGCGATATTGAATTTCGCAACTTCTATATAGGTTGTGGTGGGAATCTCGGGGCTGGCCACATAAAAATGAATATGGAAGATTTTAATGATTTAAAAATTGTTGATGCTGTGATCAGCGATCAAGCTAAGAAAAATAAAAAGAAGAAAAAGAAAATTGTCTCTCAAGCTAGAAAAGAAAAACGTAAGTTGAGAAAAATGAAGAAAAAGATGATGCGACCAAAACGTAAAAGACGTGTTGGACATGTTACAGCACCCAATAAAATGACTAGTATTGGAATTGCTACGTCAGGGGTGTGTGGTCCAGCTTTTTCCGTGTCTAGATCTAATCGTGGTAAAGATGCTTTATTTGTTAGAGGACACGAACGAGTTGCAACTGTTTCTGTTGGTCCTGATGGCGTTTTGGAAGGAACAGCATTATTGAATCAATTAGTTTCACCTGAATTAATAGGAAAACGTTTGCCATTATTTGCGCGTTTGTATGATCGTTATTGTTTTACAACAATGAGGTTTAAATATGTTCCATTAATTAGTGTCGCAAATGCAGCTGCCAATGGTGGTTTATTATTGGCTATTGAATATGACCCAGATGATCCTACACCAGCTGCCTCAACAGATGGTATGAATGAAGCATTTTCATGGGAATATTCTGAAATTAATGCTGTTTTTAGTTCAGGTATGGTTAATGCTAGAAACATAGCACCTAAAAAGGATTATTATATTGACTCAAATACTCCTAGTGATGAGAGATTTTCTAAACAAGCACGTTTTTATGTGTTTGCCAATGGACCTTTAGCAGAAGGTAGTTATGGTTACATAATATTTGAATATGCTGTGCATTTGTATGTTCCTCAAATTGGTCAAAATGAACAACAAGCGTTGGTTGGAGGTATATATGATTATTCACCAGGAGGCCCAACGTCAGTAACAGATGGAACTTATAGTTTTAATTTGTTTTGCTCAGATACTCCCTCTGCTAATTCTCGTGGATTAAGTGTAATATCAGGTAGTGGTGCCAATAGAGGTTTCACTGTAACTAGTCCTGATTATTCTGGTACTTATTTGATGATATATACTTTGGAAGTTTTGTCAACATCATCAGGTACAATTACTTTGTCTAATCCTGTTTTGAATGCTTCAGCTATTCCTGGTGGGGGTTCTATCGGAGGAGTCTGGTGGAACACATCTGAAGAAATTGCTCATAATACAGGTCCTAAAACGACCACTACCAATTTTATTTGTGAAGTGAATGGTCCTGGTTCAACTATTAGTTTTAATATGTGGTCGGAAAAAGCAACTTTTGATGTTGCTGTAGCTAATGGTGATTGGTCCATTAGCGTTCGAGCTGCTTTGGTAGCTCTACCTGATAATGTTGCACCATTGTCAGGTAAATGTGTAAATAACACAATGATCGGTTTGGCTAAAAGATTGGAAGTTTTACAAAATAAAATTAAGTTTTTGATTCCAAATAGCCATCCTCTTAAAGAAAGAAAAATAAAAACAGAAAAATCAAAAATAAAACAAAAAGAAGAAAATAATAATGATAAAAAGAATGATTCTGTCCGATCGATTAAAGGTTTTGTTAAGTTGCCTCAGTTTAAAGCTGTACGCGAGGTTTCCGACGAGGAATAATTGCGGGCTTATTTGTTTTAAATAAGTTTAATAACTTAAGGATTTGTGTGTTTTTCCATATAAATGCACCCCCTTCGTGATAGCCCGTCTATATTGCAAGGTGGTAAACAGTAGATGTGAGTACTCTTACTATTAAGAGCGTTACGAGATTTACGTTTAAATCGAGTTGTGAAAAATCAGTAAATACTGTTCGACTTTTAGGGAACAAGCCGTTGGAACCTAATTTTGTGTCCCAAATGGATGTTGGAACAAATGAAAGAGTTCGAATAGGGTAGACATTATATGCTTATTCCGTACCAAATGAAAGAGTTTGAAAAATGGTGGGTTTGGCATTAAACATTTTGGAAACATGGTGCAATTTAGGAAGAAGTGGCCACTAGTACTTAAAGTCGGTGTCGTACGTTTACCGTTTTTGTCGCGACGTTAAATAAAGATGAAAAAGCCCAAAAAAAAA